TTTGAAGATGTTGGGTTTTATTCTCCCAATTTTTATGCTTTTGCTTGTCGTGGATGGGATAAGGATTGTAGTGGTGAACCACCAACAGCAGTACGGAGTGGGTATTCAGGAGATAGATTGTGGCCTTACTTAGCTTGTGACAATAACGGTTGCTATACTGTAGGCAATGAGTATTATGCGGGTCAACTTGATTCTTCAGCTGATGCACCAGCAATGTATAACAGACTAACTTCTTTCAATTTATGGAAATACACCAGCACAGGGACTTTTTATTGGGGTGTTAATTTTCATGCCAAAGCTGACCCTTATAACAGTATAGAAGGTTTTGGTTCAAACGGTGACGGCCACTTACTTTATCCTGGAATAACAACAAGGTCTGGAAGAACTTGGGCAGATGGTGGTGGAGATGGTGACAATACCCCTGCTATTGGTGGAACACATGATATCCCTATTGCTTCGATGAGATGGAAGTATATCCGAGATTGGCAAGAAGATTTAGAATATATGAAACTTGCAGAAGCCGAGACAAACACAACAAGTGTAGATACCATTGTTGATACTATGTTTGATATTACAGCTATTAATGAAGCATATTGGAATCTTAATATGACTCAATCTGATTTATTTACAGCAAGAGAAGATATAGCAACTTTAATAACAGGTAACAGTGTTAAAACAGGCGTAACAATAGGCCCAGGGACAGCAGTAACAATAGGATCAGGAACAGAGGTCACAATAGGAGAATAAAATGAAAAAACTATTTTGTAGTCTATTAATTTTAACAGTATTATTTTCAGCAAGTCAGGCATTTGCAGCAAAGAAATGGTCTTTATTCCTGAAAGCGCAGCAGGAGGTGATAGGTCAGGTTGAGGGTGAAGATGTGATGGGGTATAAACTCGGCCCCAATGATCTAATAGTCCAGACCTCTCAGGTGGTCGATGTTCTGCAAGTATCTTCATATCATTTAATTTTATACATTACTGATAATCAGTCTTTAGTTGCTAAAGTAAAGGATTGGGGAGAGTTTTTTGGTTTTGGTTACATAGATTCCATCATGAGGGTGGCTCAAGGGTTATCAAATGTCACATTATCCGACATAGAATACATCACTGGAGCACATTGGTATGCTGGTGGTGAGTGGCACTTTGGCAATGTCAAAAACTGGAAGGCAGCAGGAAGCCCAACTACTGTGTGGTTTGGGAGATAGGCAGCAGGAAGCCCAACTACTGTGTGGTTTGGGAGATATAGGGACATCATGGGTGTGGACTTACATTGATACTATAGGAGAACTATGAAAAAACTAATTGTATTATTTATTTTGGTTATGGCTGTGAGTATAGCGGATGCAGGAGATTGTACTAAAGCAAAATTTTCATGGACACCAAACAACGATGTTATAACTACAGGTTATGCTATCTTGTATGGTGCGGAAAAAGGAGTGTACCCAGAAAGAGTTGATGTTGGTATGCCAGAAGTTATATCAGATAGAATGAAGGGTGAAGTCAGCGGACTTGTATGTGGAGATACTTATCATTTTGTAGTTATTGCTTATGCAGAAAATGGTATTAGAAGTCCTTACTCAAACAGGTTGTCAGTTAATTACGTTCCTGATATGCCTGGAACGCCTACTAATTTGAGAGTTAATCAGCTTACTATTAATATTATTGTAGAATAAGTGGAGACTGAAAAATGAATGGTGATATTCCGAACATGACTGACAGAGAGATTCTGATTCAACAGGGAACTGTACTTGATAAACTGTGCGGTAACATAACAAGCCTAAAAAAGGATAATTGTAAAGAGCATGAAAAAATATTTGTTAAAGTGGACTCTATTATAGTCACCAAAATCTCCAACAAACTGTTCTTCTGGCTAACAGGAATTATCATAACAATTGAGATTCTGTTGGCCTCCGCAATAGGCGTCATCAACATTAAAACTACAGACAATGCTTCTGATGTCGAGCATATAGAACATAAAATAAACAGGCTACACCCTTAAGGAGGATTATATGAATCCACTCACATTTTGGCAGAACATGACAACAAAGGGACGCATGACTCTAATAATCGTTCTTGGGGTTGTTGTAGTTACTCTTATCGTATGTGCAACAATTAGCGGTAATTTTAACTTACTACCTTGGATTGGTAAGAAGTCATGACCACACCAAAAACAATACATCCAATAAAAGGAGTCGAGTAGTGGATAAAAGCATAGTAGACACCACAGACAAGTCCATTCGGAATAAAAAGAAACGGGTCCATGACTCTGCTCTCACTAACTTTCGTACAGTGTCGGATATAGACCGCAGTAATCGCATGGAGGCGCTAGACGACCTCAAAATGCTCGCGGGTGAAAACCACTGGCCTGCCGAAGTTGTGAAGAATCGACAGCTCGAAGGTCGCCCCATTCTAACCATTAACAAGCTTCCCGGATTTGCGGATAAGATAGTCAATGACACGCGAATGAATGAGCTTTCAATTAAGATAAGCCCATCTTCCCTCACCGCCACCCCCGATCTGGCCGAGATTTACAACGGCCTTATCAAAGCTATAGAGAATGACTCTGATGCCGACGTCGCATACCAGACTGCTCTCGAGGGCGCCGTATACTCGGGCTTCGGCTATTTTCGCATCAACACCTCCTTTATTGAGGAGACATCCTTTGACCAGGAGATCGTATTCGACCGCATAAAGAATAACATGTCCGTCTTCCTCGATCCCTCCCGCAACAAGCATGACGGCTCCGACTGTAAGTGGGCGTTCGTCACTGAAATGATTAGTCGCGCAGAGTACAAGATACGCTACCCGAAGTTAGCCGATGTCGTCCCCATAACCACCGACTCCTCGGATGAGCAGCGCTACTGGCAGTCCGACGACAGGGTGCGAGTGGCGGAGTACTGGGTGAAAGAACCAAAGAAAAAATTGCTGCTGCTGCTCGACGACAACCGAACCGTTGATGGCTCCGAGTGGGCTGAGGTCCTCCCGCAACTGAAGCAGGAGGAACGCCCCATCCATTTTATTCCCCCTACAGAAGAAGGAGGCCAGCCTGTCCAAGTTGACGGCCCAGCTCCCGAGGGTAGCGGGTTTCCCGAGGATGTACTCAACCGTGTCCCTCAGGTTATTAAGCAACGGGTAGTCAAATCTCACAAAGTTGTCCAGTATTTCATCGATGGTGAGAAGGTAATCAGTGGCCCTCATGATTGGGCTGGCTACTACATACCCATTATCCCTGTTTGGGGAAAAGAAGTGACTATTGATGAGCGAACCGTCCTGCGTGGCGTAATCCGAAATGCCAAGGACCCCCAGCGGATGTACAGCTACTTTCGAACTGCGGCCACCGAGACAGTCGCCCTTGCCCCCAAGGCCCCCTACATCATAACTGCTGAACAGGTGGAGGGTTATGAGGCTGAGTGGGATGGCGCAAATAAGGCAAACCGTAGCTATCTTACCTATAACCACATCGCAGGCGTAGCCGTTCCCCAGCGACAGGTGGTCAGCCAAACCGCAATCGCCGAGATAACGGAGTCCAATATATCGTCGGATGAAATGAAGGCTACCACCTCCATCTTCGACGCCTCTCTCGGCGCCAAGTCCAACGAAACTAGTGGCGTAGCTATTCGCGGGCGTCAGAGTCAGTCTGAGGTCGCCAACTACACATTTCCCGACAACCTGCGGCGCGCGAAAAAGTTTGCGGGTAAAGTTCTTATAGACCTCATCCCTCGAATCTATGACACTTATCGTCAGGTAGCCATCATCAATCCCGAGGATGATCGCGAGTTTGTAACCATAAATCAGGTGGTTGAAGATAAAGCCACTGGAGGTGTAGTCATTATCAACGACCTCACCCAAGGCAAGTATGCCGTTACTGTTCAGACCGGCCCATCTTTCGCTACCCAGCGCGAGGAGGCTGCCGCCAGTATGATGGACTTCATTCGCACCGCGCCTGACTCCGCCACAGCAATTATTGATTTGGTGGCCGAATACCAGAATTGGCCGGGAGCCATCAAAATCGCCAACCGACTCAAAAAGATGCTGCTACCCCCAGGGATTGACGACGAGGGGCCACCCCCTCCTCAGGAACCCTCCATGGATGACATCCTAAAGAAGCTTAAGGCGGAGGGTATTCAGCTCGGCAATCAAAAAAAGAAGTTAGATATCATGGATAAGCGACGGGATATGACTAATGAAGATGACTTAGACGACCTCGTTAAACTTGTTAAACAATTAGGAGAACTTGGAATCCTTAAAAAAGGAAAGGAGAAAACAGATGAGTAAGGGACCAATTATGCGAGATGGCGATATCGAAGCCCTCCGCAACAAACGCAAGGACGAGGGTAGGCCTCTTAAGTCGTCCACTATCAGGAGCGGCGGTCAAACCCAACACTATAAGACTACCAAATCTGGAAGGGTGAGAACCACCCAAGTCCAGCAACACTAATCCCCCACCGGCTGAGGCGGTATACCTCTGACATTCGGTGAAGACCGTAAAACTTAAGGAGAGGACCAATGAATTTTGATGAACAAGGAAATCCTGTCACAACGGCAGATGATGACGTAATCGTGGACCCGTCAGCCACTACACCACCCCCAGAGGAAAATCCCCCTGAGGTAGATACCCCCGCCCCCACTCGCAAAGTAGGTGCGGAACAACGTATTGGAGAAGTAATTGGGGAGCGCGAATACTGGAAGGGGCGCGCGGAAGCCGCCGAGTCCGTTCGTACTATCCCGTTAGCCGCGGAGAAGCCAGGAGACGTGGGAGCGACCACTGATCTTGACTCGAATGATTTTGACTCAGACGCAGACTATCTGAAGGCTGTCGTAAAGCAGACGAAGGATGATCTCCGGTCCGAGTGGGATGCGGATAAGGCCGCAGGCAAGGCCGCCGCTGAAACTCAAACTATGGCGGCATCGGCTGAGAAAGGACGCGGGAAATACGCGGATTTTGATGCAGTCGCCCTCAACCCTGCGGTTCCTATAAGCCAGCAAATGCTGGATGCAGCGGAGGGAGAAAACTGGGGGGATATAATGTATACTCTCGGTAGTTCACCCAAAGAAGCGGCGCGGATAGCGGGGCTACCCCCAATTCAACAGGCAAAAGAGATCGGGAAGATTGAAGCCCGAATCACTAAACCACAAACCACACAAGTAACAAATGCGCCTGGACCTGTAGACGTGATAACGGGCGGGGGAGGGTCCCCCGGACCGGCAGACGAGGATAACATGACTCGATCCGAACTTCACGCCAAATGGGACAAGGAGCGCACAGAGGAGATAAATAAAAAGTATGGCTGATACATTTCTAACCCATTCAATGATAGCTGAGAGAGCACTATTCGACCTCAGCAATAATCTCGTAATGGCAAAAAAAGTATTTAAGGGGTACTCTACCGAATTTGGTACTCCAATCGGTGGGTATAAGAAAGGGGCCTCGGTCACCATTCACTTACCCAATAAATTTAGAGCAAAAACTGGAGCTGCTATTGATAAGGTTGATGTTGAAGAACCGTCAACTAGCATATCAGTAGATGTCCAGAAACACGTGGCGTGGGATTTTACTGAGCTTGACTTAACCCTCAAGATTGCAGATTTCAGCCGCAAATACATTAATCCCGCAACTATCACGCTCGCGAATGTGGTGGACCTTGACGGTATGGCGGAGTACGTGAACATATACAATCAGGTGGGCACCCCTGGAACTGCACCTGCTACCTTTGGCGTTCTCGCGGATGCTGCAGAGCGAATGGATAATGAAGCAGTCCCCCAGGATGAAAGATGCGCTATTTGGTCACCACGGGCTGCATGGTCGTTGGCTGATGGCGAGTTAAAGAGCTTATTCCATCAGAACATAGTTAGCACCATGGTTCGTCGGGGTTTTCTCGGGATGTTCGCGCGTACTGATCACTTCATGGATCAGAATGCGAAGGCTCATACTACCGGAGCGTTCACTACCAATGCTACTCCCGTAATGAACGGGACTACTGCAGAAAAGGCCACATCTATCGAGGTTGATGGGTGGCCAAACACTACCGCCGTATTTAAAGCGGGAGACGTGTTTACTATCGCAGGTGTGGTAGGTGTCAATCCAGTCAGTGGTGAGGCGTGGGAGAACGGTCAGTTGCGGCAGTTTGTAGTCGTGTCTGGCGGAACCTCCAATGGTTCTGGCGAAACTACACTTGTTATTTCACCCGCAATAATCTCCAGTGCTGCGAATGAGGAAGACCTTCCGTATCAGACTGTAGTGACTCTACCCGCGAATGGTGCGGCAATTACTCCAGTTGGTGTTGAGTCGTCCACCTACACGCAGAACCTTTCCTTTCATCCGGACTGTTTCGCCCTTACTATGGTTCCTTTCCGCAAGCCTAAGTCTGCGGGAAAAAGCGTCATGTGGGGTCAGGCATCCGATAAACAGCTTGGGTTAAGTATTACAGTGGCCACGGCATTTGATATTGACTCATATTCTGAGGCTACAAGGCTCGATATCCTGTACGGATGGGATACAGTGAGAGCAGAACTCGGTGTAAGGACTACTGGATAACTCCGGTGGTTTAACCAGTGGGGGGTAAGGGTAAGCCCAATCCCCCCACCCTAAAAAGGAGCTATTATGGGATTAAAAGATAGATCATCCAAAATAGAAATGCCGCGTGAAGTTGGATTAGGCTGGACTCCCTGGTTCAGGCAGACGGGGGCAGTAGCAGTTGCTGCAGATGTACTCCCGATTCCGGTTACTCATGCGATAGTCACTAAAGTAACAGGGGCAGATGCAGAAGCCCTCACCCTTGGAGCAGGAGATGAGGGGCAGGTTATCCACATTCATATTGCAACAGATGGAGGCGGCGACGGAACTTTAACTCCAGTGACTGCCACCGGGTGGGCGACAATAGTGTTTGCCGATGCGGGCGACCGCGCAACCCTCATGTACGTTAATTCAACAGTGGGATGGATCATCCTTAGTTTAAGTGGGGTCGCAGGGCCGCCATTGTCGACTGTTTAATCCGCACCCCCCGTTTTTTTTTCTTTTGGTGCGATCATGCTTGGAGACGACTGACCACGGTGCGTGTGTGCGTTGGCTCCAAGCTTTTTTAATTAACCTATGGAGGTAAAAATGACAGATAATTATAAAGTAGCCCCAACATGGCTATACAACCTAAAAAATGAATCGAAACTCTTCACTACTCAGAAGGAAGTGAATGCTGCGTGGAAGTCTGGATGGTATGGACCCCCCGGCGGCGTGGAGGACAGCCCGCCAGTTAGCGAGGGCGTATTCCCAACGAAAGCCAAAATGGTGAATGCTGCTGTAGACGACCCTAGGTATCAGGGTATCAAACTCAGTGCTGGTTGGAATGCAGAGGCTATAGTGAAAAAAATTGTAGAGTTTGAAATTAAACATGGAATAGTTATTGAACCTGAGGGAGACGAAGACTAATGGCTTCCCGCACTGCAGATGATATTATGGCGGATGCGATGGTTGAGGCAAAGGTTATAGCCCCCGGAGAACCTATACCAGCAGGAAAAGTTGGGCAGGTGTTTCGCAAACTCAACGATATGCTGGAGTTATGGGCGTTGGATAAACTGATAGTTATAGCGTCTACATTAGAGGACATTACGCTGGTGGCGGGACAATCGG